AGATGGGATATTTCTTTATTTGATGTTCAAACATATGGTGACTTAACACTTAACCAACCAATTACACTGAATACTCCAACTTACATTAGAGGTGATTCTAGTGGTGCTACTGCATTCCTAAAGAATGATGTATCTGTTGGTACTGCACTTACCGTTTATCAAATTTCAGGAAACTTCATTAATGGCGAGAAACTAGTATTTGATAGTACGAATGATACTAGAGTAAGTATTGGTTTTACGAACTATGGTATTTCTGAAGTAAAATCTTTATATGCAAATGTAGGGACATCAAAAACTTTCTCTGCAGATACTTTACAGTCAGTTTCTGCATTAGTTGGTAATGGCAATGCTACTATTACAGGTTTTTCTGCCGGAGTTTCTACCGTTACAAGTCCAACAGTTGCTTTTCCAGGAATTGTAACTACCGGTAACCTGATTCAGTACACAAGACCGGGGTTTACAGTAAAATCATTTGCAAAAGTTGATGAAGTTTTAACTAATTCTATTATTGTCAGTGGTATTACTACAGTAACTGGAGTTTGTGATGGCGGATTATCTACATCATTAACTACCGTGAATGATCTTTCTGTTCTTTATACAAGACTTCCAGGAACACAAAACGACGAAAAATTATTCTCAACCCTTCCCAAGTCAAATGTCAATTCTGTAGATTTGACCGGTTCAACAATAATAATAAGAAAAGAGTTCAGCACTTCTATCGTAGATAACTCTACATCACCAATAACTGCAGATTCTAATGAGGTATTTTTACCTTTTGATGAAGAGAGATATGTTTTAACTAGATCTGATGGAACTATTGAAGTTCTGACAGAAGATAGATTTCAATATTTTAGTGGTTCTAATGAAATTGTAATTAACGGTTTAGGTAGTAATGATGCGAGTTGCAAACTTATTGCAACTCTTAGAAAAAGTTCAATAACTTCTAAAGTTAAGAGAAAGTCACGTATAGAATCTTTAGTTGTAAATAAATCTAAGTATGATTATTCGGGAACTGGTTCAACATCAAAAAATGATGGTTTAGTTTTCGGAGATTATCCATTTGGAACAAGAGTTCAGGATGAAAAAATTTGCTTAAATGTTCCTGATGTTATTAAGATACATGCAATTTATGAATCAACTAATACATCAGATCCAGTATTACCCAGTATAACTGTTGGTTCTTTAGATGGACCTAGTTCCACAACCAGTGATTTAATTATTGGAGAAGAATTTGTCGGAACAATTAGTGGTGCAAGAGCACTTCTTGCTGAAAGATTGGATAGTTCCAAAATATCATTCACATATTTGAACGAAAGTGTCTTTAGTGATGGTGAGGTTGTTAAATTTTTAGAGTCCAGTGTTAATGGAATTTCTTTTGCATTAAATCAAGGAAGTAAAAATATAACAAGTAACTATAATTTTAATAATGGACAGAAATTAACTCATTATGATTATAGTTATATTTTAAGAAAACAAAATGTAAAAGAACCTCTGAGAAAAATAAGAATTGTATATTCTCGTGCTTTCTACGATTCATCGGATAGTGGTGATATAACTACAGCAAGTTCTTATGATAGTTTTGATTATGGAAAAGAAGTACAGTTGGTGGATATATTCAGAAACACTGATATGTTGGACGCTAGGCCAAGGGTCAGCAACTATGCAGTTGCTGAAGGAATAAGATCTCCATTTGAATTTGAAGGAAGATCATTTACAGGCGGAAACCATAGTTCAGATCATGTGTTAGCATCTGATGAGTCCGAAACAATAGCATTTACATATTATTTGCCAAGAATTGACAGAATTTATCTTACTAGAGACGGCAGTTTCCAGTTAAAAATAGGCGAACCATCTGATAATCCAAAACTTCCAGAAGAAGTATCTAATGCATTAAACATTGCAAATGTCGCTTTATCGCCATATCTTTATAATGTAAGAGATGTAGAAATAACATTTGTTGATCACAAGAGATATCAAATGAGTGATATCTTTAGATTGGAAAATAGAATCAAGAATCTTGAGTATTATACTAGTTTGTCTCTTCTTGAAAATAATACAGCAAATCTATTCATTTCAGATTCTGTTGGTTTCAATAGATTTAAGTCTGGATTCTTAATTGATAATTTTTCCTCAGTTGGTGTACAGGATAATAGTGTAGGTGTAAAAAATAGTGTAGACCTAGAGAATGGCCAATTGAGGCCATCTCATTATACAACTTCATTGAATTTGGAGATTGGTTCTGATGCCATAACAGGAATTGGAACAACAACAAATGCAAATCAAGATAGAAAATATTTAAATAATATCCTAGGAACAAACATTAAAAGAACAGGTGATGTTATTAGCTTAGATTATGACAATACTGTTTGGTTAGAACAGCCATTCGCCACAAGAGTTGAAAATGTAACTCCATACCTAGTAAAAACTTGGGAAGGAACAATTCAACTAGAACCCACTGTTGATGTTTGGATCGATGTTAATCTTTTAGAAATTAGGGATGTTAGAGTTGAAGGTTCGTTCCAAGGTGTAGCGGAAGCTCTAAGAGCAGAAATTGAAGACACTGCTGATGGTTCAAGATTGGGAGTTAGTCCAATAATTTGGAACTCTTGGGAAACAAATAACATAAGACAAAATCTTGGAATGACTTTGACTGCGAGTATGAACACTACTCAAAATACTGCTTTTACTGGTAGAACAACTACAGGAGGAACTCCTATAACTCAAACAAACACAACAACAACTCTCAATGTTGGTGGAAGTGTGAGTCTCACAACCGATTTAGATCAAAGAAGAACAGGCGTTCAGCATACGGTTAGAGAACAAATTAATACAGAATCTCTCGGTGATAGAGTTATTAGTAGAAATATTATTCAATTCATGCGTTCAAGAAACATTGAATTCACTGCAAGACGCATGAAACCAAATACTCAATTATATACATTCTTTGATGGTGTAGATGTATCCAGCTTCTGTACGCCAAAATTACTTGAAATTGAAATGACATCAGGAACATTCTTGGTTGGTGAAGGTGTTTTTGCAGAATCTGGTGTTTTCCAAACAGTTGAGGGTGTTGATCCCAATTCTCTACCATATATTGAGTTTAGACTTGCTACACCAAATCATAAATATGGACCGTATAACAACCCAACTGATTTTTATGATGAAAATCCATATGACAGGGGAAATACACTCCCAGCAACGTACTCATCAACTACTACTGTTTTAAATATTGATACCTTCAGTCTTGCAAATGAAAGACAACCATTGTTCTGGGGAAATGCAAGACCCGGAATGATTTTAAGAGGAATCACTAGTAGAGCAACTGCAGTGGTTAAGAGTGTCAGACTTGTCACTGATAGATTGGGAACACTACAGGGTAGTTTCTTTATTCCTGATGGAAATGTTTCAAATAATCCAATTTTTGAAACTGGTAGATCCGTCTTCAGATTAACAAACAGTTCTACTAATTCTAGAATTGAAGGTATATCTACAACATCTGCTGAGGAGATATTCTACTCGCAAGGTGATATTGATAATACACAGCAAGTTACTCTTTCTTTAAGAAATGCAAGAGTTGAACATGAGGATTTTGAAGAAACTAGAACTCTTAGTGTGTCTACTACAGCAACTGCAAATGCAACTGCTCAGACCACAGAATCTCGTCAACAAAGACACCTCGACCCTCTCGCACAATCATTCTATGTAGATGATGAAACTGGTATTTTTGTGACTAAACTTGATGTTTTCTTTAGAACAAAAGATTCTACTCTTCCAGTTTACTGTCAACTTAGAGAAGTTGAAATTGGCATACCTACTAAAAAAATTATCCCATTCTCGGAAATTGAACTTACACCAGATAAAGTTAATATATCAAATGATGCTAGCGTACCAACATCATTTGAATTTGAATCACCAATTTATCTAAATGGACAAACTGAATACGCAATTGTTCTTCTATCAGATTCTACAGAATATACTGCTTGGATTTCTAGATTGGGAGAAGCGGATGTAACTTCTGCAGCAAATGAATCGGGTCAAGTTCTCGTATCTGCACAACCATTATTAGGTTCTCTATTTAAATCTCAGAATGCTTCCACCTGGGATGCAAGTCAATATGAAGACCTGAAGTTCACTCTACACAGAGCAAGTTTTGTTTCTAATGGTTCGGTTCAGTTCTTTAATCCAACATTACCAACAAATGGAGTTGACGTTTTAAGAAATAATCCATTTGATATTGATTCAAAAACTATTAGAATAGGAATTGGAACAACAGTCAATGATTCTGACTTATCTAATGGAAACACTATTATCCAATTGCAATCAAATGCAACAGGAACTCTTATTGGCCTTGCTGGAACAATATCATCTTTAAATATAACAAATTCTGGTATTGGTTATACGCCTAGTGCAGGCCAAACAACATTTAATAATTTAACACTATCTAATATTTCCGGAACAGGAAAGAATGGAACTGCCAATGTTACTATTTCCAATGGAATAGCAATTGCCGCAACAGTTTCTGATGGTGGTTATGGATACTCAGTTGGTGATTTACTTACAATTTCCACGATAGGAATATCATCTGTTGGTAGAAACCTAAGATTGAGTGTTTCTGAAATAAGTGGAATAAATGAACTAATAGTTGATGATGTTCAAGGTGAATTTATTGTTGGTGCGGGGTATTCACTAACTTATATCAACAATTCTGGTGTAACTACAGAAATGAATGGTTCTTATGGTGGTAACGTTATAATAACACAACCAGTCGAAGAAATTTTTGATGGACTTCACTTTAAAGTCAATCAAAGAAACCATGGTATGCACTCTGATGTTAATAAAGTAACTATTCTTAGAGCAAAATCTGATATTTCTCCAACCACACTTTCTGTAAATTATTCCGCTTCTTCAACATCTGAGATTTCTGTTGCTAGCACAGCAAACTTCGCAACATTTGAGAAAGTTAGTGTTGCATCTACGAATCCAGGATATTTGTTAATCGGAGATGAAATTATAAGTTACACTGGAGTTTCTAATACAAATACTCTAACGGGTATTACCAGAGGAATTAATGGAACAAATACATATCCATATTCAAGTGGTTCTTTAGTTTACAAATATGAACTCAATGACGTTTCTCTTCTCAGAATAAACAAAACACATGACTTAAATTTTGCGGATATAGACAATCAAATAGATTTAGATTCATATTATCTTAAAGTTGATATGTCATCTGGAGATAATACTACAGATAGAACTGGATCAGGAACTTTGCCAAAATTATTCTTTGGTGAATCTAAAAAAACAGGTGGTATTAATGTATCTGCATCATATAATGTTCCCTTTGAACTTATAACACCATCTATTAGAACCATTAGTCCAAAATTTACCACTTTATCTGCTTCTGTTAGAACAATTACGGGTCAGAGTATTGATGGAAATGAAACTCCATATGTAGATAAAGGTTTCCAACCAGTTACGTTGAATAGTACAAATTATTTTGATTCACCAAGAATTGTTGCATCTCAAATAAATGAAGATGAAAGATTGACTAGTTTGCCTGGCAATAAATCATTCACAATGAATATTAATCTTTTGAGTGTTGATGAGAGGTTGTCGCCATGTATTGATATGTCAAAAACAAATGTGATATTTACATCTAACAGGGTTAATAGACCAATTACAAATTATGTAACGGATAGTAGAGCAAATACCATTGCAGATGATCCAAACTTATTCTACTATGTTTCAAAACCTATTATTCTTGAGAATTCATCTACTGCGATTAAAGTTATATTGACTGGAGCAATTAATGAGCAAAATGATATTAGAGTTTTCTATTCTTTACAAAATGATGCAAACGAAACTCCTATCTTCACACCATTCCCAGGATACTTAAATACTTCTTTCGGAGTTCCTGCCGATCCTTCTCTCAGCAATGGAACACCTGACAAGAAAATCCTCAAAAATTCTTTCTATGAATATGTTCCATCAGCAAGATCATTCAAAGAATATGAATTCACAGTTGACAATCTACCATCATTTAAGATCTTTAGAGTAAAACTTATAATGACATCTACAAATCAGGCTATTGTTCCTGTAATACAAGATCTTAGAGTTATCGCACTTGCTTGAGGTTAAAAAAATGAGTTTAATACCAGTTGAAGGTGATAATTATCTTTTTAGAGATATGAACACCAATGCTATCGTGAATACAAATCAATCCGAATATGCAAATTATCTTGCACGCAGAAAGGTTCATGAGAGAGAAAAAAGTAGAATTGATTGTATGGAAAAAGATCTCAACTCTATCAAAGGTGACTTGAACGAAATTAAAACATTACTTAGGAGTTTATCTCATGGATCCTGATAAAATTCAACTGGAAAATTTATCTAAAAACTTTGAATATGTAAAAGCATCCATGGAAATAGATTCTATTGATGACCTAGAGGATTTGAGAAATATTGCTAAATCATATATGAAATTATACATGAAGCAGCAAGAAGTTTTATCGGAAATGCTTTCTTCAACAAATCATAAATAATTCTTAGAGGTAGTAAATAAATGGCGCAACCTTCTTCTAGACAAGAGTTAATAGATTATTGCAAAAGAAAACTGGGAGCGCCAGTTTTAGAGATCAACGTTGCTGATGAGCAAATTGATGATCTTGTAGATGATGCTATTCAGTTTTTTCAAGAGAGACACTTTGATGGTGTTTCTCAAATGTTTTTGAAATACCAAATAACTCAAGATGATATTGATAGAGGAAGGGCACCTAACGGAAATGATCCAGTTGCAGGAATAGTTACTAGCACCGCTACAGCAAATATTGCAGGATCAAACGTAACTTTTAACTATAAAGAAAATAGCAATTATTTGCAAGTTCCACCATCAGTAATTGGTGTTACCAAAGTTTTCCACTTTGATGGAACAAATACTGTTACAAATAATATGTTCAGTGTTAAATATCAACTATTTTTGAACGATATTTATTATTGGGGATCTACTGAACTTTTAACCTATGCAATGGTTAAAACATATCTTGAGGATATGGATTTTCTTCTAACAACTCAGAAGCAAATTCGTTTTAATCAGAGAATGGATAGGTTGTATCTTGATATTGATTGGGGAAGTGTTAATGTTAATGACTATTTGGTGATTGATTGTTACAGAACTTTAGATCCGAATGACTTTACACGAGTTTGGAACGATTCTTTCTTAAAACCATACTTAACATCACTTATCAAGAGACAATGGGGACAAAATCTCATTAAATTCCAAGGAGTTAAACTTCCTGGAGGTGTAGAACTTAATGGTAGACAAATCTATGATGATGCACAAAGAGAAATTGATGTAATCATGGAAAAAATGTCTAATACTTATGAACTTCCACCACTAGACATGATAGGATGATGTCATGCTTAATCCATTCTTTCAGCAAGGTTCAAGAGAAGAGCAAAGTTTAATTCAAGATCTCATCAACGAACAGTTGAGAATGTATGGTGTTGAAATATATTATCTTCCTAGACAATACGTAACCGAAAAATCAATTATAAAAGAAGTAATAGAATCTAAATTTGAAAATGCATACCCTATTGAAGCATACGTTGATACTTACGAAGGATATAATGGATTAGGAACTTTGATGTCAAAATTTGGCATTCAAGAAATGGATGACCTTATTTTGACAATATCAAAAGAGAGATTTGAAGAGTATATTACTCCATTAATAAAAGATATTACTAACATAAAATTATCAACTAGACCAAAAGAGGGTGACTTAGTTTATTTTCCTTTAGGTGATAGATTATTTGAAATTAAGTATGTTGAGCATGAAAAACCATTTTATCAACTTCAAAAAAATTATGTCTATCAACTAACTTGCGAACTCTTCAGATATGAAGATGAAGTTATTGATACTAATGTAGATGAAATTGATGATAACATTGTGGACCAGGGTTATATTCAAACTCTTACAATGGTTGGAACTGCATCCACTGCCACAGCATTAACTGGAATCGTTAATGGTGGTGTTAGAAGAATTACTCTAACCAACAGAGGAAGTGGTTATACCTCAGCACCAAGAGTTGCTATATCATCAGCACCTATTGGTGGATTGACTGCTACAGGTATCGCAACAATAATTTCAGGAATTATTGATTGTAATGGAGTTACTTCAGATAAAATTCAAGGTGTTGAATTAACAAATCCAGGTTATGGTTATACAGTTGCTCCTGGAGTTAGTTTTATTGGTGGTGGAGGTGTTGGCGCTGCTGCAACAACTGAAATTGCTAATGGAATCATTGGTATTATTACTGTAACAAGTGGAGGATCTGGATATAGTTCTCCTCCACTTGTTACTATCAGTTCTCCTGGAATTGGAACAACAGCAACAGCAGTATCTCTGATCAATGCTGCAGGAATTGTTACCTCCATTAGAGTTGTAGATGCCGGTGTTGGATATACAGTTGCACCTACGATTACTATTGGTTCACCAAATGTAGGAAGTGCTGGAACTTATATCTTTAATGAAGTTGTTACTGGTTCTATAAGTAGTACCACTGCAAGAGTTAAATCTTGGAGTTCTATTACAAATGTTCTAGAAGTGTCTATAATTTCAGGATCTTTTGTTGCGGGAGAAACAATTGTTGGTGCAGCAAGTAGTGCAAATAGGCAACTTAGGATTATAAACACTGATGACATTAATGATCCTTATGCACAAAATGAAGAAATTGAACTTGAAGCAGACCAAATAATTGATTTTAGTGAGACAAATCCCTTTGGGATGCCATAATATAAATAGATCTAACGATTTTGTTAAGTACATTACAAAAATTTTAACATGTTTGAGTATTTTTACCACGAAATATTAAGAAGAACTATTGTTTCCTTTGGTTCTCTCTTTAACAATATTTCAATCAAGCACACAAATAACTCTGATGAGGTTGTTAGCGTCATCAAAGTTCCGCTTGCTTATGGTCCTTCTCAAAAGTTTTTGGCAAGATTGGAACAATCTCCAGATCTCAATAAACCAGTTCAAATGAATCTTCCGAGAATGTCATTTGAATTTATTGGTTTAAACTATGACTCCGGAAGAAAAATAACTCAAACTCAAACTTTTATAACTGCACCTACTTCAGATAAAACTCAGGAAAAAAAGGCATACATGCCAGTTCCTTATAATATGCAATTTGAACTTAGTATTATGACTAAGTTGAATGATGACATGCTTCAAATAGTAGAACAAATATTACCATATTTTCAACCTTCATACAATATGACGGTTAATTTACTTGAAGAGATAGGTGAAAAAAGAGATATACCTGTGGTATTGGATAGTATCACAATGACTGATGATTATGAAGGTGATTTCAGTACTAGAAGAGCACTTATTTATACGTTAAGATTTACGGCAAAAA